TGCGTGTAGGATCGCAAACGGAACGAGAAGAGCCGTTTCCGGGGACGCCACGAGCGACCGGCCTTACGATACAGGGCAGTTGTAAAGGCAGGTCGAGCTGCGCCCGCTAAAAGCAGCCGACTGTTAAGGATTGTTAAGGGTTTTCAGCTCTCTCCTCTTTCACTCTCCGGAGAACAAACAATGGGTAAGCCGACACGCGGCCAGGTGCGCGCGCGCAGTGGTGTGACTGTCGTTCTATTTTCGGCGAACGCGACGCTGGGGTACGTGCCGATTTGCAATGTCGCCATCGAGACGGCGATGGAGCGCGTGGGGCTGCGGCAGTGGCGCGAGGTCCTGGTGAACGGGGAGCTGCTGGGCGTGCAGCCGTTGCGGGCCGAGGAGAAGCGGGCGACGCACGGCCGCGTGCCGATTGCGGTGACGATCACTCTCGAGGAGCTGCAGCGCTACGTGGGGCTTTACGGGCCGTCGCGCAAGCCGGGAGACGCGACAGACGTGGCGACCAGGAAGGTTCAACTATGGCCGTATCTGCGCAACATTGAGCGTGGCCTGCGGGTGATGGGGCTCGAGCAGATTCCCGAAAACGACTGGTGTATCCGGGCGGAGTACTGAGATGACCTGCAAGCTCTGCCTGGCCGCGGCGATCGCGACGGGCTGGCGTTTCAAGGTTGTGCAGTACCAGCAGTTCACGCTCCCGATGGCCGGGCTGGCGACGGGGTTGGACGTGCATCATGCGGTGGCCCGGCTGAATGCGCGCCACGCGAACAACTGAAGCGGTGTGGGAGAGGAGCTCGCTGGTGGAGACACTGACCTGGCTTGAATTGGTGAAGTTGATTTTTTCAGGCGGCGGGGGGCTTGCCGCGATCACTACAGGCGTTGCGGTGATAAGGCGGCTGAATCGGGATGAGAGTTTGCGGCGGGACTACCCTCCGCACCGGCATATCAACGGGAGCATCAGCTACCCGCGTGAATATCAGCCGGGGCAGGTGGACCACCTGCCGACGATGGAGAACGAGCACGGCTGAGAAGGAGCGCGATGATCAATCCGTTCAAACTTTTGGCAATTTACAGCGACCTCAACAAGGGTGAGGCCGTAGCGAAGGAGAAGGCGAGCATGAAGGTCAAGATTCCGCAGTTGGTGAGTTTGTTTGTAAGTTTGTCGGCGACGCTTGGATTGCCGACGCTGGTGTCGGGTTGGGTGCACACGCACATCTACGTTTACCTCGGCATTGTGACTGCCGCGATCGTCCTGCACGCCGTGATGCCTTCGGTATTCGCCGCGCCCAGCGACGCGGATCTGCAGGCAACCGGGCTGAACAAGGTGGGAGTACTCCTGCTTGCGGTTGTGCTCATGAATCTGTTTGCGATTCGCGTGCAGGCGCAGGATCCGACGCTGCCTTCGGCGCCGACGCCGACACCGGCTGCACTTCAAAACCTCTACGCGGCTGGCGCGAGCTATGCGGTGAACTCGAGCCCAGGCGTGGCCGGGACGGCGCTCTATGCGCATCTGCTGTCGGACGGGACGGGCACTTACGCGTTTACCGTGGTGGACGCTCTGCCGGCAAGCGTCAAGCCGTTTACCGTGACGAGCAACATCGGCATCGGCGTGGCGCAGAGAGTGGCGACGCTGGGCAAGGTTACGTTCTGGGTTCCAACCTCGGCGGGCGTGAGCTGGAGCGGGGCAAACGTCGGATGGCAATGGAACGGCGGCGGTGCTGCAACGATCCCGCTGAAGAGCGGCTACTACCTGGTGCCGACGGTGCGCTTCCTGAAGTCTTCGATCTCCGGCGGCTCGGGCTATCAGCCGATCGTGGGGCTGCTGTTCGGCTGGGGGAAGTAAGGGCATCTCAAGAGGCCGGATAGCGAACCGGCCTGAGGTTGGCAAGCGCTCGCAACAAGGGCGCAGTGGCACTTGAAGCCGGAGCACCACTCCGGAACCCAACTAAACAACACCGCAGGGCCGTGCGACTCGGCCCAACCTATTGAGCGGAGATGCGCATGGATCCGAAGCTGAAAGCATTCCTCGATCTGATCGCGTGGTCTGAAGGGACCAGCACGAGCCCGGAGACGAAGGACGACGGGTACGACGTGATCGTGTCGGGTGTGGACGGGCAGCACACGTTCACGGACTACTCGACGCATCCGTTTGCGAATGGACGGCCGCCGATCGTGGTGAACCATTCGGGCCTGTTGTCGACTGCGAGCGGGCGCTATCAGCAGATGCTGCGCAACTGGAAGGTGTACAAGGTTCAACTGTCGCTGCCTGACTTTGGTCACGAGTCGCAGGATCTGATGGCGCTGCAGCTCATCCGCGAGTGCAAGGCTGCGGGGCCGATCGAGGCGGGAAACATCGAGAGCGCGATCGCAGCGTGCGCAAGCCGCTGGGCAAGTTTCCCTGGAGTGTATGAGCAGGGAGCGGGCCCGCACCCGATGGCTGTTCTGGTAGCCAAGTATGCAGACCTGTTCGGAATCTGAGGACAAGGCGGCACGCGAAGTAGCGGCGATGCAGTTTGCCGGCGGCTCGTCGATTGAGTCGATCGCGGAGCACTGGGAGCGTGACGCGGAGTGGGTTGCGAAGGCGATCCGTGAGGCGCTGCTGAAGACGATTCCGCAACGCGACGGAGGGTTGAAGCTGCCGCGGGCAGCGCTTCGCGCGAGGGAAGCCCAAGAGGAGCGGGTGACGCGCGAGACGTACACGACGTTTAACTGGTGATGCCATGAATCCGAGGCAGGCGATATTTTACGGGGAGTACATCAAGGACGGCAACGCTACGAGAGCTGCGATTGCCGCGGGTTCCGCGGAGAACGGCGCGCATGTCGCAGGCGCTCGGATGTTGAAGAACGCCAAGGTGGCCGCAGCGATTGAAGCGTGGAAGGCTCGGCAGTGTGAGCGGTTGGAGATTACGGCGGAGCGGGTGCTGCAGGAGCTGGCTCGCCTCGCGATCTACGACCCGGGGCACCTTTACGACAAGGACGGGAACCAGATCCCCGTGCACAAGCTGGACGACGTGACGCGCGCAGCGATCGCCGGCGTCGAGGATGAGACGGAGACGACCAGCCAGGCTGGCGAGAAAGTGACGACGCGGAAGCAGAAGGTGAAGTTTGCGGACAAGGGGCAAAACCTGGAGCGGCTGGGCAAGTACTTCAAGCTGTTTACGGACAAGGTGGAGCACGGCGGGCGCGTGACGCTCGCGCAGCTTGTGACAGCGAGTTGGGATGATGGAACAGGCGATGGAGCAGGCAGCCAGGCGACTCGCTGAGTGGCGTCGCGACCCGCGGAAGTTCGTGCGCGAGGTGTTTGGAGCGACTCCCGATCTGTGGCAGGATGAAGCGCTGGAGGCTTTGGGTTGGCGAGGGCGCAAGCGCCTGGGGATGCCGGCGTGCGCCGGACCTGGCAAGACGACGCTTCTGGCGTGGGTGGGCTGGCACAGGCTGGCGTGCTACGGCAACGGCGACGAGCATCCGAAGGGGATTGCGGTCTCGATCACCGGCGACAACCTGCGCCGCAACCTGTGGGCGGAGATGGCGCGGTGGCGGAACGCGAGCGACTTTCTGCAGAGGGCTTTTGAGTGGACCGGATCGCGGGTTTTCGCGAAGGACCATCCGGAGACGTGGTTTCTGACGGCGACGAGCTGGCCGAAGACGGCGGACCTGGAGACGGTGGGAAGAACGCTTTCGGGGCTGCATTCGAGGTTTCCGTTTTACCTGATAGATGAGTCGGGCGACATTCCGCCGAACCTGCTGCGGAGCGCCGAGCAGGGGCTCTCTACCTGTGAAGACGGGCTGATCATTACGGCCGGAAACACGACGAGCCAGACGGGCCTGCTCTACGAGGTAACGACCCGGCTGCGCGGCGACTGGGAGCAAGGCAAGTGGCGCAGCATTCGGATCACCGGGGACCCGGACGATCCGAAGCGGGCTCCGAGGGTGGACCTGGAATGGGCGCGGCAGCAGATCGCGCTTTACGGCCGCGTCAACCCGTGGGTGATGGCTTACGTGCTGGGGCAGTTCCCGCCGGGGTCGATCAATGCTCTGCTGAGCGTGGAAGAGGTTGAAGCGGCGATGAATCGCTCGCCGGTTTTGGGCAGCTACGAGTGGGCCATTAAGCGGATCGGTGTGGACGTGGCTAGGTTCGGCGACGACCGCACGGTGCACTTCCCCCGGCAGGGGAGGGCGGCATTCCAGCCGGCGATCATGCGGCACGCGCGGGGCAGTAGTGCAAGCGTCGACATCGCGAACCGGACGATGGGGATGATGAACGAGCTCGAGGCCGAGGAGGCGTTCTTTGACGACACGGTGGGATGGGCGCACGGGGCTGTCGACATCTGCAGGTCTTCAGGGTGCCAGGTGTACGCGATCAGGTTTGAGGCGCCGAGCCCGAACCCGCGTTACTTTAACATGCGGGCGCAGATGTGGATGGAGACCGCCGACTGGATCAAGTCCGGCGGCTGCCTGCCTCCGATCCCGGAACTGATTCCGGAGCTCACCACGCCAACGTACTTCTTTTCGAGCGGCAAGTTCCAGATCGAAGCCAAGGACCAGGTGAAGAAGCGGCTGGGCCGTTCGCCCGACCTGGCTGACGCATTGGCGCTGACGCATGCGCTGCCGGATGGACCGAAGCGGCAGGGGACGGGCATCCGTGGCCAGAACCGGCAGCAATTCAACCCGAACGAGTACGACCCATTTGCGGGGATGAACTGATGATGGCAGTGGAAGGTGGGCAGTTGGCGGCCGGCACGCATTGCGTGGTCAGGCAGTGCAGTATCGCTGAGCTCTTTGATGACCCCGACAGCGCAGCGCTATTCGTGGAGTACGAGAAAGAATGCGCCAACCTTCTGCTGGGCGAGACGGCGGCTCATCGGTTGGCATATGAAGCGCTTGAGCGCACCGGGTATCAGTGGAGTTTTGGGGCGTACGTTGACGGTAAACTGCGCGGCTTTGGCGTCCTCCTGGTCGCAGTCGTGCCGCACTACGGCAAGTGCCATGGGACGGTGGAGAGCATCTTCGTGGCACGAGAGGAACGCAGCTCCGGCCTGGGGCCTTCGCTGATGAGGGTTATGGAAGACTGCGCCAAGCGGGCCGGATGCGGGGCGATCTTCTACAGCGCGCCGGTGGGGAGCAAGCTGGCGCGGCTGCTGTTCCTGTCTGCGGATCTCTACACCAACACGGCGCACGTTTTCACGCGGAGACTGCAATGACAATCGAACAAATTGAAAACTGGTTCAGCTACCACGCGCCAACCAGCGATGACCTGGTGGCATACGACAAACTGCGCAGCGCAGCGAAGGCCTTCGCGACGGCGATCAACGACCTCTGCCCTGAGTCGGCCGACAAGACGGCTGCGATTCGCAAAGTCCGCGAGGCCGTAATGACCGCGAACGCTTACGTAGCCTGCAGGGGCCGCTGATGGGTTGGCTCGAGATCGTCGACAAGTTCCAGCTGCAGCCGGCGGCGGGGGGATTGCCGCCCACGCCGCCGGAGCTGGTGGCGCGGATCGGCGAGCTGGAGCGGATGCTGGCCGGCAACGAGCCGGTGGAAGTGCCGACGGAGCATTTGATCCACGCCGGGATGTACGTCCGCACAATCTCGATGCCCGCGGGGCATGTGCTGACGGGCGCGCTGATGAAGCGGGCGACGGTTGTTATCGTCACAGGCTACGCCGCGGTGCTGACTGGCGAAAAGTGGATTGAGCTCGATGGCTATAACGTGATTCCGGCGAGCGCAGGGCGCAAGCAGGTGTTTGTGTCGCGCAGCCCGGTGATTATCACGATGATGTTTCCGACGCAGGCCAGGACCGTGAAAGAGGCTGAGGCGGAGTTCACGGACGAGGCGGCCGGGCTGCTGAGCCGGCGGCAGGATGCAAACACGGTTGTGATTACGGGAGAGTAGCGATGTCTGGAGTTATGACGATAGCTGCGATCGCGAGCGCGACGGCGGCGGCGGGATCGCTGGCGTATGGCATCTACAACGGCCAGCAGCAGAACCAGGCGCAGCAGAAGGCGCTGGCGGATCAGAAGACGGCGCAGCAGACGGCTGAGGCGAACTCGCTCTCGACCACGCGCCAGGCCGCGGTTGCCGAGAATGCCACGAATCAGCAGGTACCGAACGTGGCCGCAATTATGGCGCGGGCGGCAACGATGGGATCCACCGGCCTGTCGAGCACGATGCTCACCGGCGCCGGCGGCGTTACCTCGGGCATGAGCCTGGGCAAGAAGTCGCTGCTGGGCAGCTAGAGGATCGAATGGCTGAAAACTTTACGATCACCCGGCAGAAGCTGCTGTTGCGCTGGGGTCAGCTGAAGACCGAGCGGTCGAGCTGGTGGGGAAACTGGCAGGACATGAGCAGGCACATCCTGCCCTGGTCTGGCCGCTACTTCCGCCAGGACCGCAACAAGGGCGTGACACGCAGCCAGGCGATCATCGACAACACAACGATCCGGGCGCTGCGCACGCTGGCGGCCGGGCTGATGAGCGGCGCGACGTCGCCGGCGCGGCCGTGGTTCAGGCTGGGCACGCACGATCCTGAGCTCAACGAAGCGCAGCCGGTGAAGCTCTGGCTTGCGAGCGTGGCGGAGCGCATGCACGCGGTGTTTCAGAAGTCGAACACATACGAGGCGCTGCTGGCGATGTATGAGGAGCTGGGCGTCTTCGGCACCGGCGCTTCAGTTGTGCTGCCCGACTATAACTCCGTGATCCATCACTATCCGCTGACGATAGGCGAGTACGCGATCGCGACCGACTGGCAGGGGCGGGTGGCCACCCTCTATCGCGAGTTTGAGAAGCCGGTTTCGCAGATCGTGAAGGAGTTCGGCTTCGACAACTGCTCGCAGACGGTGCAAGCGATGTTTTCGAGCGGGCAGCTGGAGGCGTGGGTTCCGATCATCCACGCGATCGAGCCCCGGTCTGACCGCGATCCGAAGAAGATCGACGTGCGCAACATGGAGTGGGCGAGCTACTACTTCGAGCTCACGGGCGACACGGACAAGCTGCTGCGCGAGAGCGGCTTCAAGCACTTTCCGGCCGTGGTGCCGCGCTGGTCGGTAAGCGGGGGCGATATCTACGGCAACTCGCCCGGCATGGAGTGCGTGGGCGACACGAAGGCGCTGCAGCAGGAGCAGCTGCGCAAGGCGCAGGCCATCGACTACCAGACGAATCCGCCGCTGCAGGTCCCCGACTCGATGAAGAACAAGGATGTCGAGCGCCAGCCTGGCGGGATCACCTTTGTGCCTTCGGGGTCGAGCGGAAAGATCGAGTCGCTGTTCGAGGTTGAACTCAATATCGAGGCGCTGGGCGAGGATATCGCCGAGGTGCAGCAGAGGATCCAGAAGAGCTTCTTCTCGGACATCTTCCTGATGCTGGAGAACCTCGAGAAGGCGGGAATGACGGCGACGGAGGTTGCCGAGCGCGCCGGCGAAAAGATGCTGATGATGGGCCCCGTGCTGCTCAGGCTGAACAACGAGCTGCTGCTGCCGCTGATCGACTCGACGTTTGTGCACATGGCCGAGATGGGCGCCCTGCCGCCGCCGCCTCCCGAGCTCGCCGGCATGGACCTGAACGTCGAGTTCATCTCCTCGCTTGCGCAGGCGCAGCGCGCGATCGGGACCAACAGTGTGGACAGGTTTGTGGGCTCGCTGGGAACGGTTGCGCAGTTGAAGCCGGAAGTGCTGGACAAGTTCGACGCCGACGCCTGGGCCGATGCCTACAGCGACATGCTGGGCGTGGATCCGAAGCTCGTGGTGGGCAACGACCAGGTTGCGGTGATTCGCAAGGCGCGAGCCGACGCGCAGGCTGCCCAGGCAAAGATCGCGGCGGCTCAGCAGGTGAGCGAGGCGACGAAGAACTTCAGCCAAGCGCAGGCGGCCGCGCCGCAGGGCGCAAGCCCGAATGGGCCGGGATCGGACATCGGCAACATGTTCAGCGGGTATCAATCGCCCGCTGCGACGGAGCTGGGCGGCCACTAGCAACCTAAACCAAATACGGAGAGGAAAGGAGGCCGCGGGGAATCGCCAGAGCGAATCAGAGATTCAAGCCGCCCAGCTCTTCCAATCCTTCAACCCTGCAAGCGAGGTGATATATGGCAGACATTCTCGTCACGGAAGCAAACGACAAGTCGGTCAAGATCCGGTGGATCGATCAGGGTGACGGCACTTTTGCGCAAGTCGTCGGATCGAGGTCTCATGCAAGTTCCGCGATCGGCGGCATCTCATCCGTCGCGCGTCTTCTCTCCGCAGCCGCCTCGACCAACGCGACGCTGGTGAAGGCGGCGGCTGGCCGGCTCTACAAGGTGCAGGGCTACAACGCCGCCGCGGCGGTGCGGTACATCAAGCTTTACAACAAGGCGACCGCGCCCACCGTGGGGACGGACACTCCGGCCGTTACGCTGGCGCTCGGGCCAAGCGCCGCATTCACGCTCGACCTGAGCAATCTCGGGCTCTACTTTGCCACGGGCATCGGCTTCGGGCTGACTGTCAACTCGGCCGACGCCGACACCACCGCGCTCACCGCCGGCGACATCGTCGGCATGAACCTGTTTTACGCCTGACGGAGGCCGACATTGGAAAAGCTTGTCAACATGCTGAACACGCCGGCCGAGGCGCAGGAAGAAAACAGCCCCTCCACTTCTGACGCGCCCGCGTATCCGTGGGGGCTCTGCATCACGCTTAATGATGGATCGCTCGAGAAGCTGGGCGTGAAGGCGCTGCCGGCGGTGGGCACTGAGGTGACGATCGTGGCCAGGGCGACGGTCTCCCGCACCAGCGCAAATGCGACCGAGGGCGGCGACGACTACTCGAGCGTGGACCTGCAGATCACCGATATGCAGGTCGACGGCCTGGATGCGGACCTGTTCGGCCGCGCGGCGGAGATGCTCTACGGAAAGAACGGGTAGGCATGGCTGAGCAAAGCTACGACCCTGTCGACCTCGACGCCCAAAAGACGGCCGCGGACGATCTGCGCGAGCGTCTGCGCCTGGCTCGCGAGGAGCAGGTCTCAGATATCCGGTGGGTGATGAGCTCCAAGCGCGGCCGGCGTCTTATGGCGCGCATGCTGGAGATTGCCCCGCCTTTCAAGACTTCCTTTCGCCGGAGCAACCGGGGCGAGGGGATGGTGGACGCGCTGGAAATGGCGTTCAACGAAGGCACACGAAACGTCGGCGTGCAGATCTACGGCGAGCTGACGGGCCTGTGCCACGAGTTGTATCTCGCGATGGTGAAGGAGCAGAACGATGGATCCAGTAACGGCAACGGCAAACAGCACAGCTGATGCCAGCGCTACCGTAGAAACGCCCGCAGCAGCGTCAGTAGACGCCGCGACGGCCAGCGTAGAACAGCAACCCCCCGCCCAGGCTCAGGAGCTGCCAAGCACTGAGACGCCGGCGGAAGGCGACAAGTCGGCGGATCAGCCTGCCGTTGCCGGAGCGCCCGAAGCTTACCAGTTCGCGGCTCCGGAAGGCATGGCGTTCGATCCTGCTGTGCTCGACGCCTTCACTGGCGCGGCCAAAGAGGCCAACCTGACGCAGGATGCAGCACAGAAGATCGTCGAGAAGATGGCTCCGGCAATCGCGGCCCGTCAGCTTGAGCAGGTGAGGGCTATCCAGGAGCAATGGACGAAGGACTCCGAGGCCGACAAGGAGTTCGGAGGGGCCAAGCTGAAAGAGAGCCTGGCGCTCGCGAAGACGGCGATCCAGACGCTTGGAACACCGGAACTCTCGAAGCTGCTGGACGAATCTGGGCTGTCGAACCATCCCGAGGTCATCCGGCTGCTCTGGAAGGCCGGGCAGAAGATCACCCCGGACTCGACCCTGGTGACCGGCAAGCCGACGGGCGAAGGCGGCCCGATGAACCCAGCGAGCATTCTCTACGACAACACTAAGAAGTAACGGCGCAGGCATGAGCCGGCGTCGAAAGATTCCGTAGCAGCCCACTACAACCCGCAGACGTGGCAGCGCCGGCGATGAGCCGGCGCGGGCGCATTCGTCTGCCCAGAACCTGAAAGGATTGGCTACGATGTCGACTCTGATTGATATTGCGAAATCGTTCGACCCACAAGGGAAGGTGGCCGTTGTTGCTGAGCTGTTGAACCAGAGCAACGAGGTTATCCAGTATATGAACTTCATCGAAGGCAACCTGCCGACCGGCCACAAAGGGGTGGTCCGCGCAGGCCTTCCAACCGTGACGCTGCGCCGTTTCTACAAAGGCGTCGCGCCGTCGCAGTCCGGCCGCGCAACGATCGAGGATGTGTGCGCGATGCAGGAAGGGCGCAACGAGATCGACAAGGAGCTCTGCGAGCTGAACGGAAATGCCGCCGCGTTCCGGCTGTCTGAGAGCCTGGCCTTCGTCGAGTCGATGAACCAGACCTTCGCGCAGCAGATCATGTACGGCAACACGGCGACGAACAAGGACGGCATTCTCGGGCTGGCGCCGCGGTACAATGCGATCGCGGGCGCGACGAACGGCGGGAACATTCTCAACGCCGGCGGCGGTGGCAACACCAACACATCGGTGTGGCTGGTCGTGTGGGGCGAGAACACTGTCACGGGCATCTACCCTAAGGGCTCGAAGGCCGGGCTCGAGCAGGAAGATCTCGGCGTCATCGACGCTTTCGACGCGAGCAACAACCGCTTCCGCGCCTACGCGGAGCGCTACGCCTGGAAGTACGGGTTGCACGTCAAGGACTGGCGCTACGCGGTGCGCATCGCCAATATCAGCGTGAGTGACCTGACAGGCCAGAGCGGCACCCAGGCGATCACCGCGGCCACCTGGATCAACAAGCTGATGATCAAGGCCCTGGCCCGCATCCCTTCGATGGGCATGGGCTCGGCCACCTTCCTCGCCAGCCGCACGGTCAAGGAGATGCTCTCGATCGGAGCTCTGGACAAGTCGCAGAACGCCCTGAGCTTCACCGAGGCCACGAATCAGTACGGCAAGGTCGGCCCGGGCTCTGTGGCCGGTACCGGCACCGGCATCAAGGGCGGCCAGCTCCTGTTTATGGGCGTCCCGGTGCTGACCGTTGACCAGATCCTCGCGACCGAGAGCGCCATCACCTAACGCTCAGCCAGGCGACCTCAACGAAAACCTACCCGAGACGGCGGTCCATGGGCCGCCGTCGCAGAAATGGAGAACGGAACATGGGCATGATTGATTCCAAACTGGTGTTCGCCGAAGCGCAGGTGGTCACGGCCATCGGTGACACCGGCAGCACAAGCTCGATCGACACCGGGGGCGCTGCACAAGGCGACGCCGGTCAAACCCAGGAGAACCTGTGGATCCAGGCGCACGTCGATACGACCGTCACTTCGGGCGGCGCGGCGACCGTGCAGGCTGTGCTGCAGAGCTCCACGGACAACGCTATCTGGGTCGACGCAGCCACAGGGCCGGTGCAGGCTCTGGCGAGCCTGGTGGCCGGGACACGGATCCTCGCGATCCAGCCGTCGCCTGGGATGAGCCGCTACTGGCGCGTCGCGTGGCGCGTTGGCACGGCAGTGTTGACGGCGGGCGCGTTCAACGCCTTCATCTCGAACACGCTGCAGCGCAACACGGCTCAGGCCTCCGGCTTCAGCGTTTCGTAGCCGCCGGCAACCGTTAACCAGTAAACCGCCTGCGCGGGCCGATGAGGTTCGCGCAGGCAGACAAGCGAGAAAAGAACATGCAGGTAGTCGCAGTAGCGGATCACTTCCACGATGGATCTCTGCGCTTGAAGGGTGAGCGGTTTGAGCACCCCGGCAAGCTGCACGAGCACATCAAGGCCGCTCCCAAGGCCGAACAGGCCGATCCGGACGAAGGGGACGGCGAAACGAGCAAGGGCACCACGAAGTAGCAACGGCGGGCGTGCAGACGGGTAGGGGAGCACAGATATGAGCGAAGTAACGATCTGCAACCTGGCGCTGGCGCACCTGGGCGACACCGCCCAGGTGACCAGCATCAAGCCGCCCGACAGATCGACGCAGGCGCAGCTCTGTGCCCGCTTCTATCCGGTGTCACGGGACGCGCTGCTGGAGATGGCGACGTGGGGCTTTGCGACGCGGCGCGTAGCGCTTGCCGAGGTGACGAACCCTACGATCAATACATGGACAGACGGAGGCGGCAATCAGCACACCAGCTGCGGTACCTGGCGCTTCGCTTACGCGCTGCCTGCCGGCGCTGTGAACGTGATTAGCGTGCTGCCGCCGGACGCGCGAAGCGACTACCAGGAGAGCCCGGGAAGCGTGATGTGGAACGACGGGCATGATTTCTTTGGAGGCGCGGCGGGGCTGGGCGATCGCGAGACGGAG